GTATCATCTGATGAATTTCCAAATATAGTAGATCCTGATGTTATAACTGTTACACTTTCTGATACTATATAAGATTGTGCTCTTACAGCACCTGAAACTATAAGGTCAGGTCCATCAATTTTTAAAGGAATTAAACTACCCGTACCATCAAATAACTGACCATTTTCACCTTTTTGGACTACTCGTTGGTAAGTATCCTGTATTTTTTGATCTGTAAAGTTGGGTAACGCCATTTATAACCATTTTATTTTTCTTTTTGTAATTTTCTTAAAACACCATTTATAACTTTATTAGTATCTTTTACGGTATTTTCTTTTAAGTATGTTGCAACTATATTATTAAGTTTATTTCTTTTAATTGAAATATTTTTAATATTAATATTTTCTTTTACAAGTAATTTAAGTAAATTAATTACATGATTTTGTTCAGAATTTGTAATTTTGACTGTTGCTTCTACAATAGGTTTTTTAGATCGTGTTTGTGATTTAACTTCTACTGTTACTTTTTTACTTGTTTCTACTTCAAAATCTGATTCCCAAGGTGTAAAAAATGTATCTTCTGCTATTACTTCTAAACGTATATTACCAGTAGTGTCTTCATCAATTAAACCTTTTAATTTTCTAATCGGAATTTCACATTTACCTCCTTTAGATATAGAACCATTAAACATTAAAGCATAGTCAGGAGTTTCAACTACTAAACGTGCTTTTGATTTTTTTAAACTTGCTCCTTGAAGTTTAATATCACATTCAAAAAGTTCTGATTTATCGGTAAATAATTTGTACATGGTTATAAATATAAAATTATAATTAAAACTTAATATTTTCTGTCATTATTTCAATTCCTAATATTTCTTTTGCTGCTAATTTAACATCACTAACTTTTATTTTATAATCATTAGCATATTTAGATTCATTGTATGTTTTTCCTTTTACTTTGCAAATTAATTTAATTAGTTTTTTCTTTTTATCTCTATCCCACTTGTCTATTTCAAATATACCATCAGAAGCTTGGGTTATTAAAGCAACTTCATTCCATGTGTATGGATTATCATTCCAATTAAAATTTGCATTATTCCAATTATATATTTTATAAGCCATATTATAATATTACAGCAGAAAAGTTTGCAGCTCCTGCATCAAAATCTTCTAGGCTTTCATTAGCTAAACTAATAAAAAATCCTGAAGTAGCTAGCGCAGCTGCTGATGCATTACCAAATGCTGTTGCAGAAAGCTCATGTGTTGTACATGTAACAAAAATAGTTGAATCTACACCACAATCAGAGGCACTAATAAAAGTTGGTAGTGATTTTTTTGTAATTCCTGCAGCTTTACTAGGGATAGTAGGAATACCAGATAAAGTAAATGTTATTGATTGTCCAACTCCTGCATTTACAGTATCCCCAAAATTTCCAATTCCTGCTTTACTTACTTTTGATAGAGTTAAGCCAGCAAAAGTAGGTTTACCTGTAACAGTTAAGTTTGTTAATGCTAAATCATCTGTTCCATTATCAAGTTCTGTAAATCTTATATTTCCTTGTGAAACATTTTCAACTGTATCATAAGCTTCTTTTACGTTTGATAATACACCATCTAAAAAATTAATTTCTTCTCCTGTTGATGTAATTGTTGTTCCATTTAATTCTATAGAATCTGTTATTACACCTCCTCCTATTGTAGTAAAAGAACCTGATATTGAAAGAGTACTACCTATAATAAAATTAGTTCCAATTTTCATTCCATCTGTTCCGTCACTTCCTACTCCTAATCCTGGTAAAAAAGCTTTACGAAGATTAAGAAATTCAAAATCACCAGAAGAAGCACTAATAGTACCTTGTAATACTTGTGCACTTGTTTCTGCTAAGTTGAAAGTTGAATCTATAAAATTAAAATATTGTCCTTGTGTAGGTATATCACCTTGTTCAAAAAATCCTTTTAATGTTTGTTTATCTACTATTGCCATTTTTTTTTATTTTTTATTCATTAGCTTTTACTATAAAGTCGGTTCCGATATCCATACCAGAAGAAATTTTATAACTACCTACTTTAAGTGTATCACCTACTTTAAAGGTTCCTACCCCTACTTCATTTGCTAATCCTAAAGAAGCAGGTATTTCAGTAGTATTTCCTATTATTTGAAACCCTACTCCAGTTCCTGATTGTTCTATATTTTGAGCTACAGGAGCTCCTGTTCTAAAGTTTTCTCTATTTCTTCTTTTATCATCGTCTGTAAAGGATGAGACTACTTCAGTATTAAAAGTTACTATAGATCTACTAAATGATTTTTTAGTATTTTCACTTGCAAGTTTTTTATTAATGCTATCGGGTACTAAATATCCTTGAAGTTCTAAACCAAAATTAGTTTTAATAGTTCTATTTTTTCCCTGAACTATTTCTGTTGTATTATCATATGTATCTACTCTTGCATTAAATTTAAATCTTTCTGGATCTCCCCAATAAGTATCTGATGAATAATTAATCATTTCAATTAGTTTATTCATTTGAGCCATAAAATCACACCAAATAATACAAGTATATTGTAATCTAACAAAGTCAGGTATTACTACTTTATACATTTCTTTTTGAGGTTTTCTACCTTGTAAAACAGAAAAATTATCATATTGATTTCTTTTAGTATATTTTTCTTGAAAAGAATAAAATAATTGAGGATTATTACCATCTAATTTATTTCCTAAATCTCTTCTTTTTTCAACACTATTTCTTTTAAACATAATAAGAGGAACCTGTATTTTACCCTCTTTATCTCTATAAAAACCATCTTTTTGTACTCCTTTCCATCTTTCAGGTGAACCATATATTATAGGAACAGGTGTTCTATCACCATTTATAATAACAGAAGGTTTAATAACATTTTTAAAATAATACATTATAGCTTTATCATGATCTTGTAAACCTATTGAAACATCTTGTACTGTATCATCTTTACGACTAGTATGAGTACCTTTGCTTTTACTTGGTCTATTATCTTGAAGAGGAAAATTAATTGTGGGAAATCCATCTTTAAATTTAGCAGATAAATTATTTCTTAATTTATCATACTGTGATGAAGGTATTGGTCTTCTTGGATTTATGTCTTTTTTATCTACCATCTTATGTTTCGTTTGCTATTCCTCCATTTACTTGTATAGTTGATGGATATTTATCTCCTCTAAGAGGTATTAAATTTAATTTTTCTACTCTTGCTATGTAAGTACTTAAAATAACAGAAAAACTATCTCCAAAATTTATTGTTTCTGTTGATAATGCATAATCAGGGTCTCTTCCCATAAAAAGTTGATTTTCTATTTTTCCATCTACTTCATAAAAATTATTTCTAAAAAGTAATATATCTCCTACTTCAGGCACTAAATTAATATCTTTAAGTTCATTTTTAAGAAAATTAAAACTAATGGATTGATTAACATCAGAACCAAAATCATCAGATGACCATGATTGGTCTTCTCTATTAATTAAACATGCAATTTTCATGGGTTCATAATATACTTTTCCCATTGATTCACCATAAACATTAATAGTTGTTTGTTCTAAAGCAAATTTATAATAAGCAATTTCAGTTTGAATAATATCTTTTAAAAGTTCACTATTCAAAGTATGAAATAAATTTATGTCTCTTGATCCTCCAAATAATGCCATTATAATCTTTTTAGTGTATCTTTTCTATATTTCATTGATTTTATTCCTTGTATCCTTACAGTGTCTTTATTGTCTTTAGCTAAAGCACTATCTAAAAACTGTTGTAACATATCGTTAGTTTCTCCTCTTGTTACAAATTTTATCCTTAATCTAATATATTCATCAGATGAACCTGTTTTTTGAACATAGTCATCTGGGGTAATAATAGTTACAATAGTTACTCCTTGTAGTGCTCTAATTTCATTTGTAATATCATATACAGCTGCAGATTTATCTACAAATAAATCTACTTCTACACTGTAGTTATTTAAAACTTCATATAATATTTTTTTTAAACTAATCATTAATGTATATAAATTTGATAAGGATTATCTAACCCTAATGATTGTTGTTTAAATGAACTTTCATTTGATTGTCTTTCATTTTGAGAAAGTGTAGTAGTTGCATCTAAATCTTCTCTTAATTGTGTTACTAATGTTTCTTTTTCACTTTGAGCCTCACTTAATAATCTATTATAATCTAAAGTTGTATCTGAACCAGGAATAGGTACAGATTGATATTTACCTCTAATACTACCTAACATTTCTTTTGCTAATGCTAACGTATATTTTCTGATCCATTGTCTACCAATAGCATTTATAAATCTATATGTAGGGTTTTTATAGGGAACATTAGATTGATCTGTAATTGTGTTTTTTGGTTTTTCTTCATCAGGATTTGTGCCTGTGCTAGAACCTCCTCCTCCTGTAGTTAAATCATTAGAACTATCAGCCATTGTGTATTCAAACCATAATTTCATGTTTCTTGTAGGAATAGGGAATAATTTTAAGTATCTACCTGCATTTATTTCAAAATGATATGCTGATTTTCTAATTTTATCATTCATTTCAATTGCTTGTAGTTTTAAAAGATCATAATACATAGGCATTAACATAAAATTAACACCAGGTGAATAATTACCAAATCCAAAAGTTTGCATTAATGATTGTATTCCTGTACCTGTACCTGCATATGGATCAAAATATCTATTAATAGCTGCAGGTTGATAATGATAGATTTTTTTTATTTGTATTTGTTTTGATTGAGCTAATATTTGAGATCCTGATAATTCAAATGTTAATCCTGAATTACCACCAGAAAAACTTCCAGATACTATACCGGGTAATCCATCAGAATCACTAGTAGAACTAGATACACCAGATGCAGTAACACCTGTCATATTATTTAGTATAAGATTTGTATTTCCTCCTGATCCTTCTACTTTTTGTGTTAAAGTTAAAAAGAAAGCTCCTGAAGAACTTAAAGAAGAACTTATAGTAAAAGAATCTTTGTGGCGACCTACTTGTAATGTTGAAATAAATGAATCAATACTTGCTGATAAATTACCAACATCAGAACTTCCTTGTATTTGACCTAAACCTTTTGAAACTCCTACATAACTACCTGTTACAAATTCACCTTGACTTGCACTTATGTGTATATATCTACGAAATTCACCAGATCCCGTTATCATATTAGGGGCAGCAGGATCAGGTGCAGCTAATTCATTATTAATTATACCATCAATATGACCCCCTGCTGTTGAACCCGTTGTAGCTCTATAATGTACTGTTACTCCATTTGTATCTGTTATAGTGATTGATGATGAATGAGGTAGACCCCCAAAAACAGCACTAGATGTAGGAAGAGAGTGTTGTCCTGCTCCCCATTCTAAAGTAATAGAAGCATATTCTGGAGCACTTGATAATAAATCATATTTTTGTATTCCTGATTTTACATCTAAAGAAGCAGAATATAATCTATCACCTGTTAAATTACTTGTGTAGCCACCTCCACCACCTATAGCTGCTCTACCCCCCGCAGAACTTCCATAAACACTAGATACATCAATTTGATTTAATCCTTCTCCTTTTGTAATTTGTCCTGTTTCTTCATCTATTATGTCATCTGCAGATCCTGTACTATAACCTATAAGATTTCCTATATTGTTTATTACTTGAAATTGATAAACTTGAGTACCATATTCTGTAACAGCTTCTTCAAAAGCTGTAAAGAAATTTATATCTTGTAATTCAATATCTACAAGTGGATATCCTAATCTTTGTGCACACCATTTTGCTACATTAGGAGCATCTTGTGCGAATTCAGGATCATCATCATAAAAACCAAATGCTGTAGGGTTTTGCCCCGAATTAAAAACTGCGGTTCCTGACCAAATAGGTATATTTGCCATTTTAAAATAAATTAGGTTATTCGGGTATAAATATAAAAAGAATATGAAGAATTAATGATAACCGTTCAATAGTTCTAATAAGTCTTCTATAGCATCATGTCTATGGCTATCATTTAATATACATTTATAAACATAATCAGAATTTATTAGTTTAGCCATGTCATGGTATGCCGAATAATTTTTATCTTTTAAATCTATTTGGTATGAATCACCACAAAATATCATTTTACTGTCTTTACCTAATCTACCAATTGCCATTGCTAATTGTGAGCGGGTTAAATTTTGAAATTCATCTACAATAACAATTGA